CATCCGTCGGCGCCGCCGTGAAAAGCGCAGTCCACAGAGTCGGAGCGACAAACGCCGATGACTGCGTGAACACAGAGTCCATCACGTAATTCTCAAAATAGTCGGTAAAGCCAGCCATAGCAAGCCTCCTTAATGCTTAAATTGTGACATCCAGAATTTGACGTCCTCGATCGCTCCGATATGCTGCTGTATTGCCTGTTCCATTTGACCGCGCTGCTGCATAAAGCCGTTCATCTGGTTTTGTAGCCAGTTAAGGCGCTCGGTCATTTTAATCATAAGGTCTGTTTGCTTTTCTTCGTCTTTACCGTATAAAAAATAACTCTTACACAAGTCTGATTCCTTCGGCACATAAATCTTAATCCCGCGCCCCGCAGCGAGACCGAGGTAGTACTCGCATGACGGCTTTTGTGTACCGTACTCAGAGTTATGTGAAGCGAAACCCTCGGCGATAAATGTACCAGTGGTTGTCTTGAGCGCGACGACTTCTCGCTCGCCGAGAAACTCTTTTTTAACCAGAGCAACTTTATTTCCCGTAAATCGCCCCAATAGGTCGATGTCGAATTTACCAAGTAACCGCCTCGGCCGAATCGAGCCGAGAAACTTTACAACTTCCTTCCGCGTCGTGAGTTGCAGCTTGTTACAGCCGGTGATGTCTCGTTTCCCGCTGAAGTTAAACCCGAACTTGTCGCAATATTCAAGGAACGTAGAAAGCATTTTGTTGTCTTTCTGTGCGAACCCAATACTGCATGAGTTATAGTTGCCATTCGGATTCTTCTTGCCGCGCTGGTTAAGATTACCCTCTCCGTCAACGCTGGCCGCTACATACCCGGCCTCGTATCCGCTCTCAATATTCCATTTTTCAAATGGCTTAACCACATGGCTGCATCGTCCGTCTACATAATCGCCCTTCGCAATCAGCTTCTCAGTCTCAAGCCAGTATAGTTTTTCACACCCCACCAACCACCGATGCTTCGCGGAAGATATTATCTCCGTTCCATCCTCAAAGGTTAGCTTGTAACATGGCTCTTTTAAACGCGTGGCCATCTCGACCGTCGCGCTCCTGAATTTTCTTTCGTTGCCCTTGTCCGCGTGATATTCATCAAACGCGACAATCTCGTCGTCTACGATTATGTCCCCGGCCTGTTTATACGACAGGTCATTCATGAGAACCATCGTCTCAGGGGCGACACAGTGATGCGACATATTAACGCCATAGATGCGAATCTCCTCGAATCCCTCATCCATAGCAAGCGCCATCATCCAGCTTATAGAGTTGGTCATCAACGGCTCTTTGCGGTCGTCGAATATGTTGAACTTCTCCGCAAGAGCATCAAACGGGAACGCGACAGAATTCAGTACATCGGGACGAGCCTCGATCAAATACTTCGGAGCGGCCGGCCACATCTCAAACGCGCCGAGCGATCCCCACTTGACAACCTCATCCCATTTATGAATTTCAAATATCCTATCAACTCTCGGCAATGGATCACCGAGGCAGGCGTGAGCTATCGCCCAAATCTCAAACTCCGGGTCCCCGAATGGAGCGAGAAGTTTATGCGGGACAGTCCCGAGCAGCGCAACCTTTTTGCGTTTCTTGGCCCTCTCGGCCTGCCTATTTTCAAGCACCGGCTCGTGCTGTACCAAATCGATCTGACTACCTGCAATCTTATCCCGCATAAATCCCCCAAAATATAAATAACTGCGGGAGTATTGCATCCCGCAGGTGATACGCTAGTTCGTCGAGCCCATCGCCATGACACTGACATACATCCGCGTCGAGGTCGTGCTGTTGGCAATATAGATAGTCTGGGCGGTGGACTTAACGTCCGCAGCCTCAAACGGTCCCCATACTGCATAAGTCCCGGTCGTAGTAGACGCGAAGCAGGCCGGGAATACGGTAGAGGTGTTGTTAATCGCCGCGACACAAACCGACGGACAGTTAGAAGTACTGTAATCAGTCGAAGTCGTGGTTGAAGCGTCCAATCCAAGAGCGCCCGACCACTGCGCGCCGGGAATCATCATCAGAGCCCCTGCAACAGACGACGAAGCGTTAACCACAAAGATGAGAATCTTTGAGGCATCGCCGACGTTGAAGTACGCTCCAGAACTGGTTACCTGGCTCATGAGAAGCGAGGTGTAATTGTTGTAGCCGCCAAAGGTTGACGGGGTGATTTGAATTGCCATTATTTAGCCTCCTTACGGGGTGAACACGCCGCGCAGAATAGCCGCAGGTCGCGTTATTTTCATTCCGTAAAGGTTAAGACCTTTAACGGCGTCTCCAAAACCAGCCGCGCCGAGGTCGAACGCTTCAACCTTGGTCAACTGATTTGCGAAGGTCACGCCCATGCTGTTACCGAACAGGCAGTGGTACTGGCTGGACGCGGCGCTTCCGAGATAGACATTGTTGCTCACATAGATGTTGAACCCGTAGAAATTACCAACGGCATTCGGACCGCCGGTGAGGTAATTGCTATTGCTGGTGTCTTGCACGATGCGAGCGGCAATCATCTGGTGGTGAACCGCGGGAGATACGACAGCCCACCGGCCCATCCCTGGGACGTTGTTCTGGTCGAGTATCCGAGCAGCCCAGCCGAGCGCGGTAATAACGAGCGTCGAAGTCACCGACAACGCAGTTACGGTCGAGCCGAGCTGAGTCGAGTTTGTGCCGGCGAAGAAGCCGCCGCTTGACATATGCTCTGCGATGTAGGTGTCGATGTCGTCGGACATATTGTACGCAGCGCGCTCGATAGCCTTCTCCATGAGTTTCGGCTTCGTCTGCGCCTGATCGACGTCGTCGAGCTTGAACGCGAAGTAACGGGCGCGGTTGATTTCAAGAATCTGCTGTGCGTCGGTCAGTTCCTGAATCGTCAGCGCGGTGGTCGAGTTTTTGGTGTAGTCGTTTATAGCGATGTCACCAATCTCGTTAATGCGAACCGTGTCACCGTAGGCAGAAATCTCGCCCTCGTAGTCACGGTTGCAGAGGTTAGCCAGCACCATAGTCTTGTTTAGCTTATCAAGAATCTTTGCCGACCAAACCTCGGGAACAAAATGGTTAACGGACATTTAAGTCCTCCTTAGTTCGTCTTGGATAACACAAGCCCAGGAATTTCGACTCGGCCCTCGTTGATGGCCTTCATCAGTTGTTCCTGGCTCATGTCTTTAATCTGGTCCCGGCTGGTTATTTTACCAACCGGCGGGGAGGACGAGTTTACTGGAGGATTAACTCCGTGCGTTTTAAGCCGTTCATCGACAGCGGATATGATGCTCTTGTTGAGCAACCCGTGGAACTGTTCAACGCGCTCATGGAGTTCGTCCTCATCGGCGGCCTGGATAAAATCCATGTACTCAATGCCAATCTTCTTGTCGTTGAGCATTTTGACGGCCTTGTTCCGAAGCTCCTCGCGTGACTTCGCGGTTTTGATGCTGTCGAGTTCTGCTTTCATCTCCCGGAGCGCCTTCTGTTCGGATGTCTCGTCGGGATAGCGCTTTTTAATCTCGTCCTCTATAGCCTTCGACATATGATCCTTCTGGAAACGCTCTAACGCCGCGGCAACCTTGCGGTCACTCTCGGACTGCGTGTCCTTCTTGAACTCAGCCGAAGTCTTATATTTGTCGATGATGACGCGCTCATCCACGGGAGCCGACAGCGCTCCAATGAAAGCCTTAACTTCATCGGTGTCCTTATTTTCTGCTATGTACTTTTGTACTTCATTTAAATCCATTTTATCTCCGACCGCCGATTAGTACCGGCGATGATGTTATATAAAAAAGGCCCACCCCTTGTTAGGAATGGGCCTTAGTAAATCCGTGAAACGGGTACTAAAGAATCCATGTGAAACTTTACTTACTGCTACGTGGAGCGCTGAACCCACCCCACGGTTAAGACCTTTAAATCGACAATTTCCTCCCGCACTTGTTTGATCCCCCGGATGCCGCCCTGATTGTACACAACTTGAATAACCCCGGTGAATCGTTCCGCTTGAAGCCTGTCGTCGAGTTGATGCAGTACTTTGTTCAAGATACCAAACTATTGTATAATCGTCAACAACTTTTTTTAGTCGAGAAAAAAAAGTTAATCTTTCTCATGTAGCTCTTTCCACTCGGCATAGGTGATATTCTCGCGGACATCGCCATCGTAGCGCCTGAGCGCCGGCGGAAATCCCTTAATCTCGGAGCGGATCGTGCAGCGGCAGTTAATGTCCATCGAAGCGTCGCCCCACAGCCCCGGCCCCTCGGCGGTCATACCGAAGTAGTGGA